TGTGTTGTCATTTGTAGTTTATTTTACATAAAAAGCACCGATAATTCCCCTTGGATTTGTTGAATGTCACCTTTGCCAGTCGGTTGCATTTGGGGCATCTTGGATGGTCGATAATTACAATTGAATCATACACCGATTGCCAATAGTCCTGGCCTTGTGGGCTTGAATCCCATTTGAACGCATCCAATAACATATCTTGGATGGTGTTGTACTTTTGTACCTTTTTGTCATCATCAACCAGTTTGATGAATTCTTCATACATTGGCAATGCCTTTGCCTTTGTTCTTAATTCGTTTGAATACCGATAATCTTTAATTTCCATTTGTCAAAATAATTTTGTTTGTATTGTTTGTGGTCCGCTCCATTGTTCAGCCATTGCCCTTGCAATACCAGGGAATGTTTGACTTCTTATTTTCCATCTGTCGTTTCCGCTTTTCAGGGCTTCGTAATACCACATTGGTTGTTTTTTCTTTTGTCCTTTGGCGTTGATAAACTCTTTGAACTCTCCTTTTCCCACCATGTTTGTAGCCACCAAGGGTTGCAGGTTTTTTAACCACAAACAAGTTGACTTTTGAAACGGATCACCAAAATAGTATGGTTGAATAATTTGGTCGTATTTGCGTATTTGTGTACTGATAATACCAATTGGGTTTTCGATTGCAATCTTTTCAATGGGTGCGTTCATCAAATCGCGTACAAATTGCAATGCTTCTTGTTGTCTACCATCCGCAATCTTTTCTTTGAACCATTGTGAGCCACTCAACGCCAAATGTGTGCATGGTGGAAATGCAATCATCATATCCCAACCATTGTTAATGATGTCAAACACATCCCCTTGGTAATGTGGACCAGGCACATCAGTTGGAAGCAAATCACAACTAATGGCATCATGCCCAAGTTTTATGAATTCATCACGAACCGCGCCACTGTATTCACACGCTATTAATACTTTCATTTGTTATTTGTCAATGCAAATATACGAAACCCACACGAAATTAACAATTTACTTAATTGAATATACTCCGTAGTTTGATTTGATACCCAATGCCATCATCTCGAAGTAGCGTACGCTGTCAAGCCCGTGATGTACACCCGTAGGAATGTTAGTTGTACGCCCCTGGGCATCAGTATCCCAACAATAGTTGCGTAATTCTTTAATTAGGTTTGTGGATGTGGATGTAACCAAATAGGATTGTGATTGCATGATTTGGATTCCGTAGTTGATGGAATCCTTTCCTTTGGTTACGCCCTTGATTCTGATGCCGTATCTGCGTATTTCATCAATTGATTTTGGTTCTGCGCTATCTGCATACACTGGCACAAAGTTGGGCAATGCCTTTGCAATATCCGAATTAAGCATTCCCGTGCGATACGCAACCTCATCTACGATGCGTTGGCCATTGTACTCATATACGGCAACGATGGCCGTAGGGTCGTTTGTATAACCGAAATCGACACCACAACCAAGTAACCTTGCATCCTCTGGAATCTTGTCTATGGTTTGCCAATTGCTGAATATAACGCCTTGTAGGTTTCCAATCTCGCCAAGCCCATATACTCTATGCCAATTTTCCCAATACTTACTCGTCTTTGCTTTTTCCTTGGCTTTCAAAATGAAATCAACCGCACTTTGTGGGGCTGCTTCATTGTCCATGTAAGTTAGGATGATAAAGTTCACATTGTCATCGTTTTTGATTTCGCTATGAAACCAAAATTCGTTGGCGGGATTCCAATCCAAGAATATGGATTGTTTGGTACGCATGGCAAGTTCTGTGTATGAATTAAAATCAATGTTATTACACTCATTGATGTATAACCTATCCCGTCTCGCCCCCCTCAACTTGGCACTATTATCCGCACTAAAAAATTCAATAAAACTTTCGTTTGTAAAGGTGTATTTGAAATCACTGGCGTTCCAATTCCTATCGTTCCATCGGTTCGTTTCCTTCATGATTTTTTTGAAATCACGGATCGCCCCCCTTTTTAAGTGTGGGATACTTTCTGCAACAATGGATGTTTCTGTCTTTGGGTTTTTGATTGCATAATCAATTTCAATTGGAATGATACCAAAAGTTTTTCCCGCAGACGAACCGCCCTGAACACCTTTGACAAACTTGTCAAGTTTCAGTAATTTGTTTATTGCCGTGGTCCGTACAAACATATTGCAATTGCTTTGGCTTCTTCAAATGTCTTTACCCTTGGTCCATGTTTGTAAACTCGGTATTGATTCCTTGATTTGTCATAATACACATACGGGTGTTCGCTTTTGAACTGCGTGTTTGTGTTTCTGAATGTCAAGTTTTCCGAATTGGTTACATACCTCAAATTGTCCAAATGATTATTTGTTTTGTCACCATTGATGTGATCCACATACAAATCACTCTTATGTAAAAATGTTGCCATCACCAATCTATGCACATAAAAACTTTTTGAATTTCCGTTAACATCGCATAACGCAACACGCTTGTAACCCTTGTTGTGCATCCCTATTTTTATTTTTTCGGGAATTGTTTTTGGTCTGTTATCGCTTCGCATAATTACACGCTTCAACGATTTTACATTCCCATAGTTTGAAACTTGGTAAATGCCTTCATAACCTTGGATGTCTTTGTAAATTTCCATAAATCAAATATACAATAAACATTCCACTTGCCCAACTACTTATCAGGGAATAAAGGTTGTTCAATAATGGTTTGTTCAATTTGTTGGGTGGGCATACCAAATCCCGAATCCATCAATTGTTTGTACGCACCAACATCGCCTTTCCTTGCCTTGTGTATCATTGCAAGGGTTATTAAATCTTCTTGGGATAGTTTTTCCAATTCACCCGTGATGGGGTTTTTGCTTTCTTGCATTACTTCCAACCATTTGCGTGCGATGGTGCTTCGGTTCTTGCTTCCCTTTGGTCTGCCGTTTGGGTTGCGTACTTCACCAGGTTGTGCAGGAATTAAATAATCTTTATTTTCCATGTGTTTACTAATTATTTGCTAATTATCTGACATCAATTTTTTCGTAGTAGGCCTCATTTCTATTTACGATTTGATACCACCGATTCCAATCTTTTGTTGGGTCATCCATCCAATCATCTTCGTTTTCAAATTGTTCCCAATACTTCTGCCATTTGATTAATAGTGTATTATGTTTTTGCACATACGCTTTTGCCACTTCTTCATTTTCGGTGACGAATATATTGTGACGCATAAAATCGTCATAAGTTCCCGTTGTGTACTTGACTATCCACATAATCAATCGTTTGGCAAAATAGGAATCGGCATCCACATATAAGGTTCGTGAATTGGGTAATCATCACTGGCACGATACCATTGCCCGTCTAAAATATAGGCAACCTCTTTGGTGTCAATTAATACCCACACTTGGTCATGTGGTATGGTGTCGCGGGTTTCTCTCCATGCTTTCATGAGTTTTCTATTGCTTCTTTGTAAGTGTCAAAAAATTCTTCATTTCCGTTGTATGTATCTGTTACCAAGTAATCAACTTGATGTCCCATACATGAACAAATTGAAACTCCATTTTCAAGTGCTATGTAAACATAACCTGAATGCGGGTTAAATCCAATTGCCATAATTTCCTCGTTTGGACATTCATTGGCGTATGCCATAAAAATCTTTCCAAATCCTTTTGCTTCGCAGTGGGCAATTGATCCATCAACCCCGTTAATTGTAATGCTATTTGTCATATTCATAAAACAAAGATATATTTTAATTTCCAAATATCAAATTTATTTTATTGTCTCCAGACTTTTTGTATATTTGTCGTAAATACAAGCGGGGTTAGTGTAGTGGCAACACATCAGACATCCAGTTTGAAATCGGCGTTCGATTCGACCACCCTGCTCAAAGTTCGTTCTTTCAATGTGATTTTTTCACCCTTATACATACCCGCCCCCATTTCGTCTATTTTGCTGAATGGTAAAATAGGTACTGTGATTTGACAAGTTTTGTCAATAAGATAAACATACTTTAATTGCTTTCCTTCAAATGGCTTCCATTTCCTAAATTCAGTACTAATTTTCAGATGATGCGCTTGTATTATGTGTATTGCTTCACCCGTCTTTGGATTTATCCGTAATGCAGTATTTTCCACAATACCAACCAACGCGAATCCACTTGCCCGATATATTGTGCCATCTCCGCATTGTGTGCCATCCGCAAAACTAATAACCCATTTAATATGTGGTGCGTTCTTTTTTATGAGTTTAATACTGATTGCAATGCACCTGGATTCAGAATACTTTGGCAAGTACTCGTCAAATGCCATACGGTTTAATTCAATAAATTCATTCCACCCAGTATCCTTGACCAAATTGATTGTCCCTTTTTTGTTGATACTTGGGCCGTAACTCATAACCCCGTGCAAATTGCCATCTAAAAAACAACCAAAGTGCAATGTGCTATTGGGTACAACTTTGCCACTGTAATGGTTTTTCTTTACAAACGCATTTGCAATGGATGATGGTATAACCTTGACAATTATTTCTTTTGCTCTGCCCATTGCATGATAATTAAGTAAAGTGCATTACCATTTGAATTTTCGTTACCTAATGTTTCCATGTATTTGTATTCATCAGTTAACTTAATATCCGCAATGGCATTTTTAATTTGTGTGGCTTGCTCATCTGCAAGTGTGAAAGTCATTTGTTGGAACGGGCTTTTGTCACCATCCGCCAAACTGAAATCCTCACCAAACTGTTCGGGATCTAACATCTTTGGCAAATCCAACGCCCAATCATTTAATTCCTTGTAATCCCAATCATTCGCCAACGCATCCCAATCCCATTCACCAAATCCAACATTGTCCTTTATCAAAAATTCCCGTTGTTGTTGTTCAGTTAAGTTTTCCGCTTTGATGATTGGTATTTCTTTGATGCCAATTTCCTGAATGGCTTTCCATCTCATGTTACCCCCCAGAATCATCATTTCGTTGTTCACTACAATGGGGCGTATCTCCAACATTTCGGGAAAGTCCTTGATTGATTGTACTAACTTTTTGAATTTATCATCCTTCAAAATCCTTGGATTGTTTTCGTTTGGGATGATGTCTTTTGTTTTAACCCATTCTATGTTCATTTGTTCATTTTTATTTGGTGTGTGATGATTAAAAAATCCATGTGTTGTTTCTTGTCCCCGTATTCGATGTGGTGCTTTCTGCAAAGTGCCATTAAGTTTTCTATGGTGTCTTTACTTTTTGATCCGCCGATACCTCGTGGTTTGATGTGATGGATGTCAACCGCCTGGCTTCCACACACTTCGCATGGAATAAAATCGGATGTGTCGTATCCGAAATGGCTCATGTAGATTTTAGTGTGTTTCTGCATTTAGTTGCCTAATTTGTTTTAACCATTCGCCCCATCGTTCACGATCCGCAAACCTAACTTTGCACTTATCACAAATATAAATCAAATTGGAATCGATGTGGGGTCCAGTGGGGTTGATTTTTTCTTCTGTGCTTACTTTGTAATGGTCACAAACCTCACATTCATTCTTGCACTTGATAAGTTTCATAAACTTGTGTCAATTCATTTATCATGGTTTGCCATGCCTTGGGGTTGCAGGTACACGGCTTGTAAATTCTTTTGCTTTGAAATATCCGTGACCACATTTTGGATAGGTGGTCCGCTTCCATTGGTGATAAGGTGGTGGAATTTATGGTCTTGAAATGTGTAAACCAATCGTATTCGCCTTCCGTCATGCACAATGGTTTTCGGTTTGGGAATATCTTGTTCAATTTGTGTTTACGGGCATCGCAGCCGCAATCTTCCCCTGCCACAAACTTGGTTAAAAATTCAATCCCCGTGGCTTTCGTTACCTTCTGAATCATATCCCCCACCCCGATGGATGGTCGTGATTCGGTAAACTGTTTCCGTGTGTCTTTTTTCTTCTGCATATATCTTGTATTTGTTTTGTGTCCTTTGTTTGATAAATTGTTTGGCG